CTTCTGGTCTGAGTGTTCATGTTCGTTCTCCTTAAAATTTATTTTAAAATTTATGAACAAAAACTTGATGACTTTTTTGGCAGTAAATATAAATTTAAATTATTTGAATTTGAAGATGTTAAGCTTAAAGAAATATTAAAAATAGAATATAATGGAATTGATTATGAAAATCTTCCTTATACTAGACGAAATGAAGTTGATAGAGAATTAGCTATGAAAATTTCAATTTATGATTAAATTTTAATTTATGATTAAATTTCAATTTATTATTAAATTTTCCTTGACTTTTGCCTCTTAGTAGTATACGATACTACGGAAAGGAGGCTGAAACGTATGGGATATTTATGGTACAGAGAAAATGAAGATATTAGAAACGAACTAAAAAAATATAATATTAAGTACAGTGAACTTTTGCAATATTTAACTAATTTCTCTCATGTGACAAGAATTAGCGAAGAACTTGCGAGACCATTATCTCAAACCAGGAAAAAAGAATATTTATTAGCAATTCAAAAAATAAAACAAGAAAAATTAAGAGCATTAACAGAAGATTAAAAAGAAAGGAAGATGAAAATGAAAATAAGCAAATTGAAAATTGAAAATCTCTATGGAATAGAACAATTAGAGTTAGATGGTAAATCCATAGAATTAACAGGAACTAATGGAGCTGGAAAATCATCCGTTTTAGATGCAATAAGATTAGCTTTAACTAATAATAGTAAAAGAAAATATGTAGTAAAAAATGGAGAAACAGAAGGAAGGGTTTTAGTAAAACTAGATGATGGAACAACAATTGACAGGAAAAAAAGAACAGATAAGTCAGATTATAAATCAATAAAAGATGAAAATGGTAATGAAATTAATAGCCCAGAAACATTTTTTAAAGATATTTTTACACCATTGCAATTAGAACCTGTTGAATTTTTATCTATGTCAGAGAAAGAGCAAAATAGAATTTTATTAAATTTAATAGAATTTAATAAAGACAAAAAAGAATTTATACAAGAGAAATTTGGAGAAATTCCATCTTGGGTAAATTATGATGATTCTATATTAGAAATCTTAAATCAATTGCAATCAAAAGAAGGACAATATTATCAAAATAGAGAAGATATTAACAGACAAATAAGAAATGGAATAGCTATAATAAATGACATTGCAAAAGACATACCTGAAGGATATGATGCTGAAAAATGGAGAAATTTCACTTTATCTGATAAGTATGAAGAACTTAACAAAGATAAAGAATACAATGCTAAAATTGATAAATCAATAGCATACAAAGAAGATTATAATAATAAAATTAAACAAATAGAAGACAAAGAAAATGCTATATTAGTTGAAATAAATGCAAAAAAAGAAGAAGAAAAAAACAATATAAATAATAAAATTTTAGAAATGAAAAATCAAATAGCATTGTTAGAAAAAGAACTAGAAAATATAGATAATAAATATTTATTACAAGGAACTGAAGCAAAAAACAATACTATTGCAGAAAAAGCTAAGTTAGAGGAAAATATTAAAGTAGCAAACGAATGGGCTGCAAAAGAAAGAAAAACTACAGAAGTATTAGAAAATGAATTAAAAATAGCTGAAGAAATGAAAGGTCATTTAAATGAATACGATAGAATGAAAGAGATGCAGAAAAAAGTAGATAATTTCAATGCTATTAGTGAGAATTTTACTAATAAAATTGAATTAGCTAGAGATTTACCTGGAATAATTTTAAAAGAAGCCAATATTCCTGTTAAAAACTTAACTGTAGAAAACGGAGTTCCTCTTGTAAATGGCATCCCTGTTAATGGATTGTCTGAAGGAGAAAAGTTGGATTTATGTATAGACATAACACTTGCTAAAGAAACGAATTTAAAATTAATTTTAATTGATGGAATAGAAAAAATGTCAAAAACTAATAAAGAAAGAATTTATGATAAATGCAGAAAGGCAGGAATCCAGATTATCAGCACTAGAACTACTGATAATCCAGAATTAAATATAATAGAATTATAGGAGGAAAAATAATGTTACTTACGCAAGAAAACTATTTTAGCAAGGAAGCAAATCAAGAATATATATCGGTTAGCCAATTTAAAGCATTTGCTGAATGTGAGGCACAAGCATTACATAATATAGAAATTGGTGGAGAAAATGAAAAACAAGCCTTTCTTGAAGGAAAATTATTTGAAAATTGGGTTGCTGGAGATAGAGCTTTATTTATGGCACAACACCCTGAAATGGTTTCTACAAGAGGAGCAACAGCTGGTCAATTAAAAGCTGAATTTAATAAAGTTATAAAGGCTGCTGAAAGATTTTTAGAACAAGACTTTTTTAAAGATATTATTAATAAATGTGAAAAACAAGTAATCCTTACTGGTGAAATTGAAGGTGTAAAAGTAAAATGTGAATTGGATTTATTTGATAGAGAAACAAATTCAATATATGACATTAAATATATGAAAGATTTCAAAGAGACATGGGACAAAGCTGAAAAAGTCTATAAGCCTTGGTATTATACATATAATTATGTTCTACAATTGGCTGTTTATAGAGAAATAGTAAGACAAAATTTTGGAGAACCAAAAGAAATAGGTTTAATGGCTGCTTCTAAAGAAGAAGAACCAGATTTACAAGCTAAAAGTTTTTCATCAGAATTATTAGATTTAGAGTTAGAATATTTTAAAAACGATGTTAAAATATATGATAATATAAAGAAAGGTTTAATACAACCAAATTATTGTGGAGAATGTGATTATTGTAAATCAATAAAACAGATAACAAGATTTGAGGTGATAAAATAATATGAATAATACACACGAAGATAGCATAGATAGTATTGCATATTATTTCTGGAATTCAGAAGAATTACATATATATGATACTTTTCTTGATGCTATATTACAAGCTAAAAAAAATCCAAACTCTAATATATTTATATCAGAAGATTTATTTTATAAATTTCGTGACTTAATGAGTAGAACGGATTTTTTAGAGAAATATAAAAACGAAACAAATTTAAAATTTGGAATTAATGATACTGTAATACATTATAACCAAGATTTACTTCCTTTTAAAACCAAATATTTAATATCATATGATTTATTAAGAAAAAATATAAATATTATACCTGTTCTTGATGAAAAAATAACAAATGAAACAAATCTTCAAAATATAAGTATAGAAAATATAAATATGGAGGAAAATAATATGTTAAAAATATTGGAAATTTATAAAGAAAAGAAAACAAGAGAAATTGAACAAAAATATGATGCACAATTGGAAGATTTAGAGTTTAATGACCCTGCTCAAATTTTAATAAATGAAACTGAAGAAAAACTAAAAGAAATGCTTGAAACTGATAAAGTTATGATTTCAGTAAATTCTGATACTGTAAATCTTACACCAGAAACAATAGAGAAAAGAAAAGTAATTATAGATATAATACATAAAGAAAAAGAGGAATTAAATAATGTCATCAAAGAAATAGAAGCATTATTAGAATTTGCTCCAAATTACGAAGAATCAACTAAAATATTATTAGCTTATGATATAATAGATAAAAAAGGAAAAATAAAATAATGGAAATTTTAGTTGACATGCTTAAAGTAATTTTAAAAGTAATTGTTATTTTCTTTGCTATTCTAGGATTGAATTTTTTATTCTTTATAGCAAATGATGTTTCTAACGAAATAGAATACTATCAAAATGATATTAAAATTGATGCTATTAAGTATCATAATGAAATATATCTAAAGAAAGGAGAGTAATTATGGGGATTCCAGTATTGATATTGCGGAGAATCTGGTAGTGGTAAATCTACTTCATTAAGAAATTTCGACCCAGAAGAAGTTGCTATATTTAATGTTGCAGCTAAACCTTTACCTTTTAGAAAAAAAATGCCTTATATTATAGATGAAGCTGATTATGCAATTATAGAAAAAAAACTAAAAGAAAATAAATTTAAAAAATATGTAATTGATGATGCTCAATATTTAATGGCTTTTGAATTATTTGAAAAAGCTAATCAAGCAGGATATAAAAAATTCACGGATATAGCTATACATTATCAAAATTTATTAACAACAATAATTAAAGAAACACCCAAAGATTGCATAGTTTATATTCTAAGTCATTTAGAAGAAACCACTACAGGTAAAATAAAAATAAAAACAGTAGGTCAAATGTTAGATAATCAACTTACAGTAGAAGGTTTATTTTCAATAGTTTTAATGAGTTATTATTCAAATAAGCAATATAAATTTATAACTCAAACTGATGGTAACACACCATGTAAATCACCTTTAGAAATGTTTGATACACTTGAAATTGACAATGATTTAAAATTAGTAGATAACAAAATTAGAGAATATTATGGATTTAATAAGGAGGAAAATTAATTATGAAAAAATTTAGTGATTATGACGAAGTAAAAGTAAATAATTTTGGAGAAAGATTAAAATTAGGAGGACATATTTGTAAAGTACTAGAAGCAAAAGTCGAAGAAGTTGAAAGTAAAAATGACGGTAAAAAATATGAAATATTAGTTATAACATTTGATATTGTTGAACCAGACGAACAAGCTGGATTTTATCAAAGAAAATTTACTGAAGAAGCTCAAAAAGATGCTTTAAATACAAAATGGAAAGGTTGTCACAGAATTACTGTTCCAACAGATGATTCAGAAGATTATATAAAAAGTAAATTTAAAGCATTTACTACTTCAGTAGAAGAATCTAATCCTGGCTATAAATGGAATTGGGAAGAAAACACTTTAATCGGAAAAGTTTTCGGAGGTGTTTTCGCATATGAGGAATTTACAATTCCAAATGGAAATACAATAACAATGACAAAGATTAGATATGTAAAAAGTACTGATAAAATTTTTGAAGTTGAAGTTCCTAAAGTTAAATTAGTAGATGGGTCTTATCTTGAATATCAAGAATATGTTGAAATGAAAAAAGCTCAAAGAAATAATCAAGGAAACTATCAAGGAAATAATCAAGGAAACTATCAAGGAAATAATCAAGGAAACTATCAAGGAAATAATCAAGGAAACTATCAAGGAAATAATCAAGGAAACTATCAAGGAAATAATCAAAGGAATTATAGTTCTTCTACATCAGAAGATTTTGCAAAATCAGTTATCACCGATGATGACCTTCCATTTTAATTTAAAAAGCACCTATTTTGGTGCTTTTTAATTTTATATATGAAAATGCAAGTTTTAATACTTCTATTAATTCTTGCATCTTCTAACCTCCTTTATCAATCTACTACTTCTACTTGCAAGAATGTACTTTGACTATATTTTCTTAATTTAACATTCTGTCCTGATGAGTCTATGTATATCGTCGCAGAAATTGTATCCCCTTCTTTTGCATTAAAGATACTCTCATTAACGCTTAACGTATCCCATTTATTGGGGCTTGAACTTATGTAATTTGAAGAAACTTCTGTAGAATTAATAAAAATTCTTAGAGCTATAATCATCTCTTTACTAGAAGATGAAACAATACATTTAGAACTTATTTTAATATGATTTACTCCACTTCCTACAACGATTTTTCCATCACTAAAAGTTAATAAGTCTCCTATTTTAATTGTTTGACTCAATGGGATTAAAATGGAGTCATAATTTTGTGAAGCAGTTAAAATTGTATTATCGTCTTTCAATATGGCTTTCAATATATGTTTCTGCTTATCTTGCTTACCATTTATCCAATCTATAACGTTCTTGTTGTCTAGTTGTAATGGTCCTCCTAAATTTTCGTCATAAATTCCCCCAACACAAATTCCTGTATTTTTTAGTGCTGAAAGTAGCACTTTTCCACTATTAAGAGATACTGGTTCTGTGTCTGAACTCAATTCATCTTTAACTTGAACTTCTATGTCATACTCTGTACCTAGAGTGAAGGTCTGTCCTGTGATTTCTTTTGAGTCACAGCTAAATGTGCCGTTTTCGGTGTTTATTGTAACCAATTGCTTTATTTCAACCCAACTTCCAAATTCAGTCTCAGCCTTGCTCTTTTTTCGCAATTGAATGCTTTTGACTGTGTTGGTTTTTGCTCCAAAATCAATGTTTGCATATTTGCCAGATAAACTTATTAAGACTGTTTCCCCTACACCTTCTTTTCTTTCAATCTTAACACTCTGTAAAACAGTTTCAGAATATTCAACAATATCTAATGATTTTGTTTTGTCTTTTTGGTTTCCTCTGCTATCAACGGCAAAAACTGTTACTGTATTGTTGTCCATATTATTTATAGTCTTTGAAATTTCTGATGTTGAATAATCTAATTTTTCAATTTTATTACCAACCACAATATTGTAATATTTAGGTGTAGCACTGTTCTTGGTAGTCATCTTATTTGCACTTGTTATTGTTACCTTTAAATTACTATACTTTCGTATGTACTTTTGATTATTCCCAGTTAAAGTTTTAGTTATTGTATTAGTATCTTCGCAATCAAAATTATTAAATACTGGGTCGCTATTTACTACATAGCCTGTAAAATCAACTGTACTTGTTCCTATTCTAGTGCCACCACTATAAGTTGTAAGTTCCACTGTACCATTAGCCTGATTTTGATTTGGAATTTTAGCAAATAATTCATTTGTATTCCAACTATATGAAGCATCTATTCCTGTTTGTGTTCTAACTGTCTGTCCATTGAATTTAATAACTGCTGTATGCTTGAAACTAGCACTTTTCCTGTTAGTATATATTGTTATAGTTTCGCCAATATTGAAATTCTTTTTACTTAAACTTACTTCGGAAGTTCTAGGAATTGTCGTTAATTTCTTAGATGTTGACCCAGTTATTGTTCCTGCTGATATGCCTGTTTGGAACGAGAAACTAGCATAAACGGTTTTCTCTCCGTTACTGTCGTGCGTCACGTCTAATGTCTTTTCAAAGATTGTTGTGGTTGCTTGATAAGGTATATTATGACTAAAATTGTATGTTGTTCCGTCTATTGTACAAGTACCTGGTTTAGAGTATTCGTTATATGATTCTCCTGTTGTTGTTACTTGTGCTCTAACAGTTATATTACTTTTATTGTTTGCTATATTCTGTGAGTTTTGTGTTATTGATATATTACTTGATACTGCCATATGCTCCCCTTTCTAATAAAGTAATAACATATTTTTTGAATTAATTTGCTGAGTTTTCAAGAAATAATTTCCTATTTCTATACTCTCGGTTACTTGTATTTTGTAGAAATATGCTAAGTCTTTATTAATTTGGAATATATTTATTCCTTTATATGTTGCTAGGATTTCGTCCTCATCTATAAACATAGTATTTTGATTTGATTGAATCCAAAATCCTTTTTCGTCCATTTTATAATTCTTGCCATAAACTTCCCCAGGAAATTGAGTCCACTGAGTACACATAGTGTTATATTCAAGTTTTAAATCTGCTATTTCGAAAAAGCCTTTGATAGGTACTATATAATCGAACATTGGTACACCTAAACTTGCACCACTTGGCAACATACTGCTAGGGATATCTAATGTTTCCCATTCAACAAAATCTGTATTATTATACTTTGCTCTTTTAACTAAATTTGTTGTTTGGTTATTCCAATAAAGACCTTTGTATGGAATAGGCTCCGTATCTCCTGTATAAACTGCAAATGCTGGATAAAAAGTTAATGCTACATAACAGCTCTTAATTTCTAAGGTATCAAAACTTACTGGTGTTTGATAATAGAGTCCATAAAAATATCTATAAGTCCATATTTCTCTAGTTTCTTCATTATATAAAGACATTCTTGTGTCTAATAATTCCCATTGTGATGTGTCAGCATTATATACTTTTGGCAAATAAATTGAGGTATCTAACCAATTCTTGGTCGTATCTGTAGGTGCTGTGTTACTTACAACTACAGGTATAAAATCACTTTTTTTAGGTATGTTAATTATATTCTCAATTTTAGTTAAGTCTTTCAAATCATCAGGAGTTAACAATATTCCAGGTTCATATATTGAATATGGTTTTTCTATTGTTGTTAAATCCGTAAAATCTAAAAGCATTAGACCAATACCAACACTACCTTGTATAATATTATTTTTTACAAGATATGACATTGCCAGTTTGTTTTCGTTTTGATTTAGCGTAATAGGTTCTGTAATATTGAATATATGTGATACTGTATAGTCTTGTCTTCCATCAAGCTTAATAACTCGTCCACTCAGTGTATTTTCATTAGCATTTTTACCATTTGCCCAATATTCGTTAGAAGTTGTATAAGCGAAGTAGTTTTGAGTACTTAACAATGTTTTTCTTGATAACTCTGATTCTTTCCAACCACTATTATACACATACATTTGATTTTCTATGTAATTTCCACTATTAGCAGTACAATACCAGTATGTTCCTTCAGCAGGATTGTCAGGTGGTATATCTGACTCTTGATATGGATATTTAGCGTGTGCTAGCCAGAAATTATTATCATTAATCATTGCACTATTTCTAATTAAATTGTTTCCACCTACATTACTAATAGCAACACTTAATTCAGAAGAAGTAACTTTTATATCATTAATTGATTGCTCCGTACTTTCTTTTAATTCTTTTACACTTGCATCAATATCCCCAACAGATACACCCAATGTAGTAATTATTTCTGTATGATTTATAACTGTATTGGTTAAGTTATTTACCCCATCTTGTGTTTGAGTTACTGTTGCTCGTATTTCGTCATCTGCTTTAGTAAAATCAGATTTAGTTTTAGTTATTTCTTGGTCTACCCTTTTTATGTTTTCTTCAACACTGCTTCCGCCTTTATAATAAACAATTATCTTACTAGAATTTAAAGTTCCTTCAGAAATTTCATTTGTTGCTTTTACTGCTTTTTTAAATATATCGGTACTTTCCAATGTTATATCGCTTAATTGTATTGTGGCATCTGAAAAATCCCATAAATTATATTCAAAATTAACTACCCTTAATTGTTCTATTGTATTTTCAATTCCTTGATAATTAATTACATCTACAATATGATTTATATCTAATTCTTCTAACTCATACCCTTTTATTTTATTTAATAATACTGTTTGAACAGTTAATTCCTTAGAAGGCTTGCATAAATCTTGGAGTTTTCTTTCACCCCAAGCTTTTAATTGGTTTGGCTCTGTAATATCTGGATTATTAACAATTCCCTCTAAAATAGTATCTGTGTAAGTGTAATTAGTCAACCATTCACTGCCGTCATTTACAGATTTTATATTTAAATTTCCTTCTCCCAAAGGACATAGTTTTGTAATTATTTTATTATTATACCTATTTTCAGAAGATTGCATATTCTTAGCATATTTAACTTCATATCCTGAATATGGTAAGAATTTAGTCTCATCTCTATGATGAACTTTTTTATTTAAACTATCAAAAACTAAGATTCCGCCCCAAATTTCTTGGACTTTTAAAATATTTTCGTAGATGTCTATTAAATCTGTTTCAAAATCGAAAGTACCTTCTACATCGCAAATACCTGTGGTCCATCCAGTTCCATACAATAATGCATCTAAAACATATCCTGAACTTCCAGAAGTATACGTGCTATTAACTAACTGTCCATTATTTTTTAAAGGCAAGTCACCATTTGATAATACTACGACCATAAAAGTATCCACAACATCAAACCCAGTTGTACTATTCCATGCTCTTACAAACTTCCTTGAAAGTAATTTTTGCCTCTCATATGCAATAACGTTTATATATTCTTCTCCATTATCGCTAATTATTTCTTCAAAACTTCCTTCGAAATTTGTTGAAAACATCATATCGTTTACTATATATAAATTTTCTGGATTTTTAATTTGCTCCCATTTAGGATTATTTATGGCTATGGAAAATGTAAAAGTTGTTTCAGAATTTTGTGTTTTATTTATCTTAGGATTAATAATTGTATTTTTGTCATCTTTTTTAAACATTGCTAAAAGTGTTTCATTTTTATCTAAAACATAAATTACATCTGGTTCTATTTTAAAATCCATTTCCATCCTCCTATATTTTTAAATCATACCATTTTACATTTACTTGTTTTTCATCATCTATTCCACTAGAAACAGCTAATTGATTTTCTCCATTTTTTATTTTAGGAAATTCATGATTATATGCTCTCATTGCATTAGTTTTTACTCCTGCCGAAGTTATATGAGTTATTGTTGAATCTTCACTATTTATAATTAAACTATTACCCTCTAATATATTCTCGTTATATTTCATTTGATAATTATTTAATGAAATTATAGGTTTAGTTGCAGGTCCTTTTATTGTAAAGATAGCTCCAGTATCTTTAATAGTATTGCTTACTTTTGTTCCATTACCTATTATTTCACTTTCTTCAAAATTCATTGCATAAGATTCAGAAGATTTTAATGGTATAGTAAATTTTAAATGTTTTGGGTATCTAACTACACTTAAATTGCCACTATATTTTACTTTATAAAATTTCTTCTCTCTTTCCATAAAAAATGTTTTAGTTTGATTTTTTATAGAATTTAAAAGGCTAGTAATTTTTTGTTCTTCAATAATCTTTTCTTCTGGTGTTAAATTATCTTCAGTATAACATACAATTTCAAAAGGCAATGGTTCATACACTGTATTTAATGAAATATCTCCATCTCGCCCAGCTATTTTAACAGATGATTCAGTTGCTTCTGCAATGCTAGGAATATTACTTTCCATAAAATCAATCAAATTATTAATATCATATTTTAAAGCTCCAAAATAACCTTTTTTAGATATATAAATATCGAAGTCTTCTTCTGCAACATTATAAAGTGTTAAATCTAATGTTGATGTCATTGTTCCTTGGGCTGTAATATTATTTTCTCCATTAAGTCCTTTAAAATGCCTTAATTTCTCCCTCGCTTCTTGCTGTGTTTCTGTGTAAGGTACTATTTCTTCTTCAGCTAGTTCGTATTCTATAATTACTGGTGTGCCATTTGCGTATTGTTCTGCAAACAAAGTTGTTAGTTCTTCTACTGTGGTTATAGTGTTTGGCACTTTAAAATAAATCTGTGAACTAAATTTATTTACCCACATATTAGGTATATCTAACGCTCTGTTATCGAATTTGTCCCCTTTAAAATAGTTACTCATTAGACAAGTTTGTGTCCCTGTACTATCTACATAAATGTCCGATTGGTTTGTATAAAAACAATTATAGTTTGCACTATCCAACGAAGTATATCTTATATATTCACGACTTCCATCAAATACAACTTGTTTCCTTCTATGATGTATTCCATCATCTGCTAGATAACTTCCTTTCATTAGCTTTTGTCCTTCACTTAATGGAAAATCTACTTTTTGTTCTTGATATGGTTTGTATAGTGTTGCTGTTGTGCCTTGTTCTATTTGAATGTCTGCAAATTTAAATGTATCGTCTTCTCCTAAATCATAGTTAATGCTTGCATAAAAGTTTAACTTTTTAGTAGGTTTTTTCAACGTAAAAGTAAAACTGCTTCTTACATTTCTGTTCAAATATCCTAAATTTTTATTATTTGTTGCATCATAAACTAAACATTGAGTTCTATCTGTATCACTACTTGTTGCAACTGCTGACAATGTATATGTTCCCACAGTTAATTCATTGATGTTTACTTCTACTATTCTCGTACCTGATATATCCTTTTTAGTATACAAATTCTTTCCTACATCTTTTATCTCTAATGAATTATATGGTACGTAAGGGGTTGCTACGGTGCCTGCTTCTAGTTGTAAATTTGTTACTGCATTTTCTGCACAGTCTATTCTTAGTCTTACATATTTTGTTATATTCCAATTTTCGTAATTATCTATTTGCAAATTATTGCGGTACCCTAAAAAGTTTTTACTTTCATCATAATATACTACATATTTAGAACCTGCTGTTCCAAGATAGCTAAAAATATACTGTTTTGTGTTATCTACTGCAATGTAATCCGTTCCATAACCATTTACTGTCGTTACTGTTGCTCCTGTTGATATGCTTGGTAATTGTTTCCAGTTCATTTGTTGAACTAAATTCTTTCCCTCCAAATTCTCTATTTTGCTTCGATAATCTGGGCTAGGGCTTGCTCCGTATGGCTCCCAAGATGTATCTGTTTCGCTAGACAACATTATGCTGAAATCTGTTAATATGCACTGTCCTGTTTCTCCCTCGTCATATCTATTTGCAAACAGAGATACATAGCTGTCTAACATTTCTTGCGTTATTGCTTTTGGGCTATTTATGTTCCATGCCAAATTTACTACATTTAAGTAAATGTACATGTTTTTTGTAGTTCCTAAGTTCCTGTTGAACCTTAGTGTTGCTGTATCTCCAACTTTAAGTTTAGGACACAATTGACTTAATTTTTTCGTTGTAGGAGTAGCTCCACCTCCACTTGTTGCAATTGGCATTGTTATTGTTTTACCGTTATCGCTTACTACAATATTAGTTGAAGAAGGTATTTGACTTGCATCAAAATGATTCTTCCCACTTCTCGTTGCCTGTTGGCTCTCGCCATAAGCTTTATTAAATCGTATTTTTTGTAAATCATTATCTTCTATATTAAATTTAATTTTTTTCCCTAAATAATCAGCCATTTTAGCCTCCAATATTATTTATTTCTAATTTAATTATACCATAAAAAGAATAGTAATATAAATACTATTCTTCATTTTCTGGGAAAACTATTTTTAATGCATCTTCTACAGAACGAGCGAACCCCGCATAGCATCCCATTTGTTGCATTACTTTTATAAAATTTTTTTGTTGGTCACTAGCACTGCCGAATGGGTGTTTTGAGTTCTAAAAAAAATGCTTTCCCTCCTGGCTTTACTCCATATAAATCACTATGTCCTGGAGTTCCTATTTTTATTTCTTGACCATATTTAGTATAAAAATTCCCAACATTGCATCTAAATACTTTACAGCCTTTTTTACTTAATTCTAATCTAACTCTATCTTGTATTTTAGTTTCTTGTTTTTTTGACATATTTACTCCTTATCAAACGGTTTATTATCAAATATAAATGTAAAAAAATATTCTTCGAAATTATTGTCAAACAAATCTTCTACCCAATATTGATTTTTATCCCAATACCCTGCTAAATTTGTTTCGCTTGTATTTACTTTGAATAATATTCTTAAATTTAAAAATTCAATCCAACTTTGTATTTTATTATATTTTATAATTACTGTATGTTTTTTTAAACAATCAATTGCATAATCTAACCAATAATTTCTTGACCTGTGACTGCTAAACCAAAATATTATTTCTTTCATATTTTATCTCTTCTTTCCAAATGGAATACCTAATTGTTTTGCGAGTATAAACGCATATCCATTTTTATACCCTTTTACTTTACACCATTCTACTAATTCCACCCAATTCGCACAATCTTTTGCATTTTTATAATTTGATACTTTTTCATTTATACTTTTTAAATATTGTTGTCTCTTAGCTTCTTTTTCTTCTTCTACTTTTCTTAATTCTATTTCTTTAAAATTTTGGATTTCAATAGGAGTAGTTTCATATTTAGCTCCACAATAAGGGCATATTGGAGCAGTTTCAAATGTGCTAAAACAATTCTGACATACTCTTATTTTTAATGTTCCATCATCATTTTCATTATCATATTCTTTTACTTTTTTATCTAATGACCATTCACGGTCCATAGTTGGTAATCCATGACGTTGCACATTATTTACATAATCTATTATAATTGCTTTTTTACCTTCAACTGGAGTGAGTGGTCTCATAGATTGCTGGATAAAAAGTGGCAAACTACACGTTGGACGTAATAATAATCCAACTTCACAATTAGGTAAAGTTATCCCTTCACTTATTAAATTACAATTACATAATATTTTAAATTTTCCATCTTTAAATTCATCCATTATTTTTTCACGTTCTTTTTCTGGAGTTTTGCTATCAATTTCTTTTGCTGTTATTCCTGAATTATTAAACATTTCACATACTTCTTTTGCGTGGTTAATATTAACGCAATATGCTAAAGCTTGTCTCCCTTGTCCTAACATATTATAATATTTAATTATATCCCCATAAATTTTTTTGTTAGACATAACCTCACCAAGTTGTTGATTATTAAAATCTCCATTAACTTTTCTTACATTAGATAAATCCAAATTTATATCTGGAGCATAGTAATTATAATCAGATATTTTTCCTTGTTTAATTAATTCTCTAGCTGTTATTCCAATTACCATTTTATCTGCTAATTCTAATGGCTTTCCATCAAGTCTTGCAGGACTACCAGTAAATAATATTCGTAAACAATTATAATATTCACAAACCTTTTTAAAGCTAGATGCACCACTTAAATGTCCGTTCATCTATTATAATTAAATCTACAGGTCCATTTTCTCCTAGATGTTTTACTTCTGTAAAAACTGATGCTATTCTTATATTCTTATTATTTAATTCTAAACTTTCAAATAAGTCTCTGTGTTGTTTTAATAAAGAATTTCTATGAGCTAATATTAATACATGAGATTTTTTTTTAGAAGCATCTTCTGCTATTTTTGCCATTACATATGATTTTCCTGCTCAATTTATCGACATGGAAGTACAGCACATACTCCATTAGAACCATTTCTAAAAGATTCTTTTATCTCATTATAAAGTTCTAATTGATAGTTTCGTAGCTTGATTTCCATCGTCCATCATCACCTCCTATAAACATCCTTTATTTCCATTATTTCCTTTCTTCTAAATCTTTAACAATTAATCCTCTAAGATAATCACTTAAAGTTGAATATTTAGATTCCGCTCTTTCAATCGCTTGTTGTTTCAACTGTTTTGAAAGTTTGACTATTAAATAATCATCAAATCTTTTATCTCTCATTCTTATACTCTCCTTTTTTATTAATATTGTAACAGAAAATATTAACAACATCAATATATTGTAAATAAAAAAGAAAAAAGTTTACAATGAATTTGCAAGCTTTTTTCTTATAAACTATATGATTCATACATATATATGTTAATATTATTTATAAATATTGTCAATACTTTTTTTATCAAATTCAGATTTAATAATTATATTTTTATTAGTTATTAAACAATATTTGTGATTTATGTATATTTCTTCGTTTTTATTATTAATTTGCATTATTTTCATCTCCTGTTTCTTCTGAAATTTCTTCATATAAATCAGCATCCGCATTAACGGCTAGATATATTTCTTTAAATGTGTCTCTTGGAATTTCATTGCCTTCTTCATCATATTGTATTGTTTTTTCTCTCAACACCTTTCCATCATTTGCAACTAATTTTCTTAATTCTATTTGTTTAGTTTGTAATTCCATAATACTTCTCCTTTCTAGCTTACATATTGCCAGTGATAACCACCAGCAATGTTTCTTTTACCACATAAACACATTGAAATGTTCCCTTGACTTATATTTAATATTCTACTAGCTTCATTTTCTGTATTTATTGACTTGAAAATTTTAATAGAAAATACATCATCAGCAGTCAATTGCTCTACTGATATTTCTATCGGTAAAGCAACTCCAAAATCTCCTTCTGTCATCTTTATTACAGTATCTTCTGCTGTTATCATCTACTTATCCCCCTATTAATCTATTGACTGTATTTATACCTACAATTCCATCAACATCTATGCCACAATTTGCTTGGAACTCTTTTACTTTTTTCTCGCTTTCGTCTCCATATCTGCCGTCTACTCCAAATTCATTTAAACTATATCCTTTTGCGATTAGTCTTTCTTGAACCCATTTTGCAAATTCTCCTACAGTAAAGTTTCTTACCATATTGTTGTTTACTGCTTTTGTTGTTAATGGTCCTATTATTCCATCTATATCTAAACCACAATTGTAATCTTTATTTAATGCTCTTTGTAAGGATTTTACTATTTCTTCTTTTGAATTATTTGGAGAACCAACTTTGCCACTCCTTATTTCGTCCATTGGAAAATTATTGCCTGGACATTCTGAGTTGTCTATATCTCTATGCCCTACTACTTTAGATATATTATACTTTTCTTTTAAATACGCAATTAATTCTTGCCCTGCTTTTAATTGAGGTTGTCCCATTTCTTCCTTTGAAAAGTTTCCTTCAAAACAAATACCTATTGAATTGTAGTTTGCTCCTACTGCATGTGCACCTACTGTATTCTCTGGACGTCCTCTATATATAGAACCATCTTTTCTAACATAAAAATGATACCCAATTCCTGCCCAACCTTTTGTATTTTTATGATAATTATGTATTACTTCTACACTTTGTAAAACAGTTACTCCACTGTGATGACACACGATTTGCTCTGTTGTATTTCTTATATCCATTGTACCAAACTTAAAATTATTTTCTATTATTTTCATTATTTTTCCTCCTTGTTTATAGTTTTTACAGCCTTTTGTCCTAATAGATATGTAGATATAACTCCGTTTATTGCTGCTATAACACCTGTTATTTGAGTGCAATATGGTATTGTTATACCTTCTACTGCATTGATACCTAAAAGTAAAGCACTTATTATTGTTAATGCATTTAATACATATTTAGAGATTGTCTTTATTTTTTCCATATTTACTCCTCCTCTCTTATTTTAATCCTATTTTATATGCAATATAACCTAAGCCCAATCCAATTATTGTATAAAATAAATAATCAATTAGTTTGTCCCATTTTTTACTTTTAACAGTATTATCTTCACGAACTTTTTCATCTAATTTTTTATCTATTTTATCCACAGCCGATTCAACTTTTTCCATTCTATAATTCATATTTTTTAAAATAGAATTAGTTTCCTTTAATTCCTCTATTTGTTTATCATGTTCATTCAATCGCCTTGTGTTATCTCTGCCGACCTCTTCTGCTACAACTAATCTTTCATGCAACTCTATACTATTCTCCATAATACCTATTCTCCTTTTGGAATTATATTTATTCTATTATTATTATAACATATAAACAAAAAAAATAACACAGATACATATAAAAATGTATCTATGTTTATAATGTTAATTAAGAAAGCTTATAAAAAATAGAATTTGGTTAAAATTATTATACCATACAATTATAAAAAAACAAGAGTTATTATAACAATAACTCTTGCTTTTTAAAAAAAATGAAAATCAATGTTTATGAATTTAACTTCATTATAATCATAGCACCTAATGTCATTATAGCACCCATTAATACCAAAGTCAATAAAAAAGAAGAGAAACTTATAATAAATTATAAATCTCTCAACATCATTTCAACTAACCAGGACTAATATTATAATATCACACTTGTATAAAAATATCAATATCTTTTTTTGGAGCTACCTCCATGAATCGAACATGGGCATGTCTGATTTGCAGTCAGATGCTTTACCACTTAGCAAAGGTAGCTTATTTCAGAAAGGAGTAATTAATCTCCTTTCTTTTTTTATTTCTTTTAAAATTTCTTCGTTTTGCTCAATAATTTTTTTAAATATACGTTGGTTTGCTCCGCAAGCGTTTGGTCTTGAATTTGCAATTCTTTTAGAATATCATTATTAGTTGCATCTTTGAGTAACATTCTATAATTTTCAATTTGTAATACATTTGCTACAACTGATAACCAAAAGAAAAAATTGTAATCTTCATCCATACTTTTCTCCTCGTCTTATTTTATTTGCCAGCAACACCACATAATTCTATCAGAGCAATCGAAAGTATCTACAATAACATTATTAATTATTGCCGTAATATGTCCTTTCATTGTTACAACAAAATTACCCTTAGGACAAATCCTTGCAAACTCACCAACGGTCATATTCCTGCAACATTTTCTAGGATAACGTTTATCGAGATAGTCTTCTACAAACTCAGCATCATTTAATAATACTCCTTCTTTTCCAGAATAATAGCTCAATTTTCTTTGGCATTCATTCCAAGTAATACCTTCCGCCGAACTTATTGCTCTTAATACACAATCATCTGTTAATAGATTATTCGGATTTGCATTATGATATTTAAACATATTATCTAATCTCACTTATTCTACGAGCTGTTCTCTTTATTTTTTCCATTTGCTCAGGGTTTTCTACTTCTTCCATCAAATAACAGAAAAAATCTTCTGCTGACTTTAACATATAATCAAAGGCTTTTTCTTTTTCAGGACCGTTATACCTTCCACCTTCCATGTAATTACCATAATGTTCACGTATTTCTTCTATCATTTCCTCGCCTTCGTGACTTCTGCCACCGCCCATATATCTGCCTCTTGAATCTCTCCCCCTTCTTCCGTAATCATCTCCATAATCGTCTCTCATATATCTCATTTTATATACCTCCTCTTTTTTTTTCCAATATTCCTCGTTAGCAATATCTTTGTGTATGTCTACAAGGTCTCCCAAAATTTTAACATTTTCTGGAGTAACACCGCTATCAATAATATTATTTATTTTTTCCTCAACTTGTTCATTAACTCTTTTTAATAAACCTTCTTTCTTTTCTTCATTCTCTTCCATGTTTACTTCCCCCCCTAGCATCTTCTATCAATTACTAAGTTTGCACTAGCAATTATAGGAATCTGAGTTGCTATCGGAGTTGTTGGAGCTGTCGCTGTTGGTATTGATGGAACTGCTCTTACAGATATATTAGCATTTCCTTTACAACAAACTTTAATTTCCTTTGTTATACCAATATTAGCATAATCTCCAGCGGCTGCTAAAGTTTCAGCCATTAATGTACCAGGTATCATTTCTCCATTATTATACAATGCAAATGCTACAACTCCTGCTGTTGCACTTGATACTGTTGCATTAAAATTAATTTTGTATTGTCCGCCTTCCACTATTTCATAATTTGAAGAACCTTCATTATGACATAACCAGCTTCTACATCCTTGACAACTATTTGTTCTTATACAATCTCTTTGAAATACAACAGAAGCTATATTGCTCGCTAGTGTCGTTATATTTGAGATAAAACTTTGAATCATATTTTATCATCCTTTCTTATATATTTTTTATATCCATTGATTTTATAAATTTAAAAATAATAGAGAGATAGACTTGCTATCCCTCTGATTTGCAAGTCCTGTAATCAGGTTATCCTAATGGATTTTTGCATTTATTTAATTAGTTGCATCCACAACCACAACATCCATTTGTTACTTGATAATTTAAGCAACAATTTGGGTTTGCAACAGGATATGAAGGTACGGGTGTTGGATTTAATTGCGAAATTAAGAAACTATTTTGTTTCTCTTGTGAAGCTGCTAATCTTAAAGCATTTATTTCATTTTGTTGAGCTTGAATTTGAGCGTTTTTATCTTCAATTCTATTAGCTGTTAAAGCATCCAAGATTGCTCTTGTACCATTATTTTGGTTTTCAATTAAATCTCTAGTATTTAAGCACATAGCATTTTGAAGTGTATTAGTATTCATTGCCATGTTGTAGTTTACACCCTGTACGGCTTTTTCTATATTACAACAGCAGCTTGCTAATTGACTTCCTAATGCTTGTGTTCCTAATCTAGTTTCATAACCATTTGTAGCAATAGCTTGATTTACTCCACTAAATCCTTGGCACAATGTTTGTTGTACTCCAGAAAATCCATTTAACATACCAGTATTCATTGCATAAAATCCATCACATAATCCTTGCTGTATAGTATCAGATTTTCTCTCTAAAGTAGCAGTAGAGCTATCTATTTGTCTTTGTAGAGTTGCAAAATCAGAAGCTAGAACGTAATTGTCAGAAACCGAACCTGTTCCTCCTCCAAATCCATTTCCATTTCTTCCCCAGCCAAAGACTGCGAAAATTAAGAATAAGATAATAAACCAAGCTCCATTACCATCTCCAAACATACCATCACTATTTCTACCATTATTTCCAGTAGCAGCAGCTATGTCAGATAAACTGTACGAATTTTCATAATTCATAGTTTTTTCCTCCTTTTTTTTGTTTTTTTATATAATATTGCAATATTAACCTTTTATTTGTTTCATAAAATCCGCAAACTCTTTGTCGAAATCAATTGAACGTTCTTTGCATATATTTCTAGCAAAGCTTTCTATTTGCTTAGAATCTCCAGTTTTTGCTAAATTCATAAGCTGTCCTATCATAGGATTTTGATTTTGCCCTATCATATTCATTACAAATTGTTTTGGATTTTGTATTCCTCTAAAAAAGTCTATAGGATTCATAAATCATCAATCCTTTCTTTTCTTTAAATCTTTGTTTATATCTTCCATATCTTCTTGCAAATCCTTTATCTGTCTTTTAATTGATTTCAAATCATCTCTAAGTTCATTATTATTAAAATTTTTGATTTTTTCATCGAATTCCTCCATAGTAACAAATTTAGGAGAATCCTTTATTTCATTTTCATCTACAGGTTTATAAATTATTACCTTACTTGTACCGTCTTGCATTAATTGTTTGCTAATAATAGCACTACCATCGGTTAATGGAAAATAACTTACAGACCCATCTAACGGTATATCCGTTGCTTTAACAACATCTATACTATCAACTGTTTTTCCTTGTAATCCTATTGGTTGCTTGTAAATTGGTTGTGGTTGAATATATTGTTGTTCCATTGGTGGTTGATACCTCTGGGCTGGTTGTTGCATATTATTATTTACCCCATTTGCCCCATACATATAATATCCTGGATTCATATAATTTGGTTGATATGCCATTTTCATTCCCTCCTATTAAAAAAGAAAGTGAAATAAACAATATCTTCTTATTGATATGTATTTTATTTCCCTTCCTCACTTTCTGCCTATAAATAAAATAAGGCAAGGATTTTACCCCTTGCCTATTTAGAAAGTAATTATAATAGGCGAATAATTACTTTCTATAATTATTATACGATAAATAAAAAGTTCCATCTAGTCGACTACAATTATTTTTTTTACAAAAAAATAATAGAAACCTAAAAAGGTTTCTATTATTAGACTATTTATATCCCACAATGGACTCTAATACTTAAAGCTATTTGCCCCAATTTCTCTGCAATTCTAGGGCTTTCTAAACCATCTAATTTTTCTGATATTTGTGAAAAAGATAAATGGTCACGGAATCTATATTTATAAATAAGAAACGATAAATTATCTGTTTCTTTTAATTTCTTTTCAAAATCCATTAAGTTATCATTCATAGAATTATATTTAATATATTCTTCAATATCAGCATATTTGCTACCATTTTGACTCCACATAAACAGTTCTGTAATATCAGCTTTACCTGTAGAAATATATCCAGTAAAAATAGTCATCAAGATAATTGCAAACAAGTCCAGTGATGATAATGAATATAAACTTGTAAATACAAGAAATGACCATAAAGCACATCTATATGCTTTATTATAATGTTTAGGTTTGCCTATTATCATTCTTGTTAAAAAGAATATAACCATAAACATTATTCTAATATTCACATTAACATTAAAGATATTTCCTAAAAAGAAAATAATCACTGTCTCTATGATATTAAAACTTAATACCTTAATAAAATTAAAAATTTTGGTATTTTTCATATTCTACTCTCCATCTTCTGGACTATAGAACCAAAACCAGCTGTCGCCCCATTCCATAACACTCACCTCACTTCCTCGTAAATATTGCATATAATAATCCAATATTTATAGTACAAAACATTATATTAAAAATAATAATGCTTATATTACGAAGTGTTAAACTCCTGATTTTGTTGTCAGAATGCTTATTCCAGTTTTCACAATATTTAGTATACGTTTTATTAATTTTATTTCTTATAATAATTAAAATGCAAAATAACAAAATCCTATTAATTATTAATAATGTTTTATATTTAACTCAAAAATGAATTTGGAATGCTCCACACCCTAATCCAACTAAAATCAGTATTATAGAGGCTATTGCAAATAAGAATATATCAGTTATTTGAGCTTTATTTTTATATAAAACTTTTAAATTCACAAAACTCATGAAGGTGTAAATAATCTGAAACCAAACATTATATTTTATAACACATTTCAGAATTAAATATTCAAATATCATTATTATAATAAATAATAATCTTTTCTCTTTTAATCCTTTTCCTATTATTAGAAATAAAGAAAAATAAACCGCTTCTAATATATTTTCTAATAATAAAGTAAACACTAAATTCATGGTCCACCTTTTTCTTATTATATATTTAAGGAATGTGTGGAATAAGAACCAGTTATTAAAAACTACCCTATTTCTTATTCCACTTATATTATATCACATTGAATTATTTTTTCAATTACTTTTTAATATTAAATTTATCTTTAAGAATTTTTTCTACTTTTTTACCTATGTTATCAATATCAGTTTGATTTCTAACCGAAGCTGTTATGTTGACAAGATTTCCTGAAACTTCAATTGTTGGTCCATTAGTAATATTCGTTTGATTCTTTGTTGATAAATTGTCAAAATATCTCATCATTCTATTAAGCGATGCACTCCACGTTGGATTTAATACGACTTCTCCTTTCTTTAATAAAGCTAGTCCTTCTTCTCCAATTCCTCCAAAAATTCCACCACTATGAAATTTAGGAATTTTTATAGTGTCTCCAGAATATATCTTATTCGCATTTTTTATTGATGGATTTGCAGCCATTATTTTACTTATAGTTGTATTAAATCTACTTGCAATTCCAGATAAAGTATCTCCATATTTTATTTTATATGAAGTATATTCTTTTTTCTTTTGTGTAGATTGAGTATTCGTATTATTTAATTTCGACAAGTCACTTTTTAATGGAGCAACAAAGTTTTTTCTGTATGTTTCATATAATTTTTGAGATTGTATTGTAGCATTATCATAGATTATTTGACCTGTTTCAGCAAATAGCTTTACCCTTTGGTTGTATATATCCTGCCACGCTTGTATTTGTGCTTCTTGTGCATCCTGTATTGCTTTAATTTGAGCATCTCTTTCTGATTCAATTGCTTTTATTTGGTCCTCTATACTCCAATCTTCTAATTGTTGTTGCCATTCTTCGTCTAATTCTTTTAAATTTTTCTTCGCTTCTTTTAATGCCTCTTGTGCTTCTCTTCCTGTTCTTTGTTCCCAATAAGAAATATCATCTAAATGCTCTTGTCTCTTTTTTAAATATTCTTCTTTTGTTCTTATTCTATCATTTTCGTTTTCAACTTTCTTTAAGGCATCTATTCTAGCATCTGCTTCTTCTTCAATAAGTTTTATTTTTTCTTCATTAGTTTTTTTCAATGCTTCAATGTCATCATTTAATTTATCTTCCAAATAACCTAAATAATCAACTTGCAAATCTTCAATTGCTTCTGAATATTTCTTTTCTAGTTCTATTCTATCTTCAGCATTCATCCAAGTAGCTTTTTTTACTTCTTGAAGATATTTTTTATATCGTTCAATTCTTTGCTGTATTATATATATATAATCTTTATTAGATAGTTGCCCTAATTCTTTTTGTTTATCAACCCAACGTTTTTCAAGTCTTTCTCTTTCATCTACAAAATTTTTAAAAGCTTCTAGCCTCTTTTTATATGCTTCTTCCGCTGCTTTTGCTGCATCTGACTCGCTAGACTTTGATGAACTTGAACCACCTCTACTTCTACTCGTAGTTGCTCTAGTAAAACTATAAGAATCTAGTAGCTTTATTTGTGCATTTAATGTATTAGTTACATCTGCTATTTGTCTTTTAGCTTCATCAGACAGCCCACCAAAATTTCCAAAATTCAATCCGAAATTTTGCTCCTATTTTATTTAAAGCTTTCCCAAAAGCTTCAACAGAAATTGTTCCTTTCAAAAAACCCGATGCCGCTTGTATGACTGAATCAGCTGCACTTTTAATCCCTGAAGATGCATCTTCTCCATCCAATTTAGTAGATTTCAATGTTCCATTCAAATCTTGCATAATTATCTTTGCAACTTTAGTAGCAGCTTCTAGTTGTAATTTTGCTTTTGCATTTTCTTTTGTGGCATTAGCTTCGTTTATCATTTCCTCTTCATTTAAGACAAGTTGCCCATTTACAATATCCAAATATTTTATTAAATCATTATCAACTAAATTTTTTAGTGTAGTTGCTGAAATAGTGCCATTTTCGTTAAATTCATCCATGGCAGAATAAAGAGAATTGAATCCTTGCTCCAGTTTTGAAAAAGTATCTAGTACTTTATCATATTCTTTTTTATATTCCTCTGTACTCTTCAGAGTTTCTTCTTGTTTCTCAGCAACCTTTCCGAAATGTAAACCCTAATACATCTAACGAATTTTTAAAGTTATCTACAGAAATACCATTCGCATCTAATAACTCTTTTAATTTAGTCAACTGTTCTGTTGATTCTCCAGAATCAAACATATTTTTTAAATCTGTTGAAGAAATATCACCCATTGAAGTTATAATCTCTTGAACTTTTTCTTTTAGTTCTTTATCATTTGTATCAAATTTTAATTTTATAGAATAACCGTCTGCTACACCTTGAGCTTCTTTTAAATCCTCTTGAATTAATTTTGTTATTCCTTGTTGATGTGTAGGGTCATTTTTAGCCACATCTAAAGCTTCGTTATATACATCTGTTAATTTCTGTTTCGCAGCTTCAACTCCAGCAGAATCTCCTTTTGTATAAGCTTCTTCTAATTCTGCTCTCGCAGCCAATATTTTACCATAAACATCAGAATATTGTTCATCATATTTTAATCTGTTATTTAAAAATTCTTTATATTGTGTTATACTTTCTCCATATTTTTTATTTATTTCATTTATAGCTTTTGAAACATTTTCAATTATCGTAGTCAATACCTTTTGTTCATTTTTATTCATACTGTTATAATTGTTATTTCTATATTCATTAAGTTTATCATACATATCTCTGTATTTATTTAAAACTTCTTCTACTGTTCCACCAGCCCCTTGTTTTCCTATACCCAATCCACTATATCCTGCAACAGATTCTAAAATATTCTCAATTCCTTTTAAATATGAAGATGATTGTATTTCACTAAAATCAAGCTTAGGCAATCGTATACTTTTATAGAAACGTTCCGTCATACTTTTCGACAATTTATTTAATGATTTTTCATTCTCTTGTAAATATTTTTGATAATTATTTTTTAATAACTTATTTATACTTTCATTTTGTTTATCAACACTATTCGTAACAAGGTCTATTCCTTCTGCTTCTTTTCCAAATTTTGAAATTAATTCTTTTTGAATTTCTATAAGTTCTTTCTTTTTAGCTATTTGCTCTTCTTGCGTTATGTTTGAATCATTTAATTCATTAGTTAAATCTATAATTTTAGTTCTATAGGCTTCTATATCTGTTTCTGTTTGTTTAAACGCATCATTGGCTTCTTTAGTTTTTTCGGCTGCTTTTTGTGCTGCATTTATATAAGCTGTTATTCCATCAACAATTGCTTGAATAGCAATTGTAATTCCAAAAGACAAGGTTGCTTCTAGTGCAGCAATAGTTAATTTTAATCCAATAGTTGCTACTTTAGCTGCTATTGTTTGAGTTATATAACCTGTTAAACTTGCATCTACTTTATTTATTCCAGAATTCGCTTTATTTAATCCATTTATATATTCCTTAAAATCATCTGTTGCCGATTTGCCTAAAAGTTTAAATAGAGCTTCACTTGTTTCTTTTCCTGTTTTAACTTGTTCATTGTATAACTTAAATGCTGCTTTTAATTCATCCATTCTTCCAATAAAAGTTCCAATTAAACCTTTATCTATATTTTTATTAAATAAGCTCATTGCCAAAGTAGCAGTTGAAACAACTACTGGTAATACTCCGAATTTATCAATTATAGAATTTAAAATTGATATAGCATCCGCCCCACCTGATACTATAGTAGTAAAAATTCCTTTGCCTCCAGTATCAGCTAATGTATTTTGCAATTCCAATACTCTTGCATTAAATTGTTGTGTCGCAGCTTCCATTGTATTCATATATTTAGAATTCTCTTGTGCTGAATATCCTACAGAATTAAGAGAATTTTCTAGTGCTTTTGCATAAGTGCTATCTTCTCCTGCCATTTCTGAAAGCAATCCAGCACCTATATTTCTTCTAAATACTGTAAATAATTCCAAAAGTTTTTGCATTTCTACAGAGCTTTCTTTTCCTTCTGACTTTAATTTTTCCATTCTTTCAGACATACTTGCAAAAATTTCAGTTACAGATTTGAAAGTAGTTTTAGCTTCATCTTCAAAAAGGTCTAATCCTAATTCATCAGCTATTTCTAGTTTTCCCTCAGCTCTCATTTGCTGAGCCATATTAGCCATAGCAGTACCAATTACTTTTCCGCCTCTTTGAGCTGCTCTTTCAGCTGCCACAATCATTGCAATAGTTTCATCAATAGTTGCTCCAGCTAAATTAAATCCTTGCGAAGTTCTTTTTAATGCTTCTAATAATCCTTCAGAACTAATTGGAAAATTATCAGCTGTTTTATTTATTTTATCAATAATATTAGATAAGTTTTGTGCTTTTTCAGCAGTTGTTCCTGTGTCCATTCCCCATTGTGCCATTATTGATATTAACCCATCTGTTGCTTGTGTAGCATCTAACTCAGCGGTGTTTAATGCCAATAAAGATTTCTCTGTTAAAGCCAACGCATCATTCGCATTATAACCAGCTCTTGCAAAATTTAATGTGATAGAAGAAACATCATCAAAAGAACGAGCATAATCATAAGCCAATTGAGTTAATTCATCTCTATATTTTTTGACATCTATAGAACCTTCTTCCATTATACGAGAGATTTCCATCATTCTATATTCTACTTGTTTCATTGCTTCTATTGAATCAAGTGCTGCATTTTTTAATTCATTAAATCCTTGATATAATAGATAAGTTTTTGCATAAGTTGCTATTTTTTCATAAGTTGTTCGAGTTGACTTAAGTACTCTATTATTATATTCCTCATTTCTTAATGCTGATTTATATGCTTCTATTCTTCTCTTTTCTTCTCCCGCTGCTGCAATTTTCGTTAAATCAGCTTGTTTTCTTAATTCAATTTTTGTAGCTTGTACTTGTAAGCTTTCTTGTTTACTTTTACTTAATTGAGTAACTTCATTCAAATTTTTATTTATTTTCTTTACATCAACAACATTATTGCTAAAAGAATCCTTAAACTCTTTTGAAATTTTATCAAAAGTAGTTGTAGATTTCTTACTTAAATCATCTAAAAGACTACCAATTTCTAATAGTCCTTGTTTTGCATCTTGAACATTAAAACTCAATTTTGCTATATCTTTTTTTTCTGCATCTGCCATTATTTACACCTCTCATTATGAAAAATCTCTATTCATATCTGCGACTAAAGCAAGTAATTCTTCTTTACTTCCTATCTCTCCTTCTGCTTTTCCTTCTTCTTCTCCGCTTCCCATATATGGAATTGTTATAGAATAAGCTAGAGGGTTATTTATATTATTCATATAAACATTTAATTGTGGATAACTTAAATCAAGAATTTCTTGATGAGAAAAGCCTCTGTTTTTTAAGATTGCAAAAACTAATCCCCAATCAATTCTTTCTTTTTCTTTTTTGGAATCTTCAGCGTTATCCTTCTTAGATTCCAACCCTAGTCCGACGTTTGACTCCAAGCCAATAAAAATTCGCCTATTTCTTTAAATGACCAGTTATGTTCTACTAACAATTCTTCCGTCATAGGAATCTTTTCGTCACCCATACAGTAATATACATATCTATTTAATATTTTTAAAAAAATCTTTTTCCTTTCTTCATCGACAATATTTAAACCAAATAATTGCCATTTTACTTCTTCTTTGTCTAAGCTCTCTTTATCAACTATTACTAGTGTTTTAACTTCATCATTCTCTGTTCCATTTCCAATTACATATATCATATCTTTTATACATACTGGAAGAATATAATACTCTCTTCCTGCTATTTTTTTCTTTTTACCCACACCAATTATAGTGTCTAATCCAATCTTATTTTCATTTTTCATTTTTTTCTCCTTTTTTTAAAGGCACACATATCAATTATGTGTGCCTCTCAAGTTATTTTATATTATTAATTTGTTGAAGTATCTTTAAATTTAATCTCGTAAGGCTGTTCACCTGCAAGTGGAGCATACATATTAAATGTTAAAGTCTTTGTAGAACTTGGGTCTTTTTGTAAAGCATCAACCATATCTCCTGATACAGAAGCTTGTGAGATTATAACATTTACTGGTAATTTTTCTGTATCATTTAATGTAGAATACTCAGTGTCAATTATAATCTTATGATATTTCATTGCTTTTCTACCTTGTGAATAAGATATTGTTTTTGATGTAGTCATCATTGATATTGCAACATCTTTGCCTTTATCATCTGCTGCAAAAGTAATCGTTGTTTTATTAGTTGCATAAGCAATTTTAAATTCTCCTGCTGTTGGTGTTCCTTCTGTTGTAATTTTTTCATAAACAGTTCCATCACTACCAATGATTTGAATAAAATCTCCGTCAGTGTATTCCTCTGTTAATTCTATTATTGATGCCTCTGATATTTTTTGATAATCATAAATTTTCAACAATTTATCAGTTGGATTATTCTTTAATTCTGTTCCTGAACACATTGCCCAAACAGCTGGGTCTACAGTAGAAAAATCTATTGCAACTGTTCCACTAATAGCTGTTACTCTATCACCTGCTGGATAGAATTGATTTCCATCTGGAATTTCTGTTTTTGTTTTTGAATTTGTTACTGTAATTGTATTTATTATTGCAGTATTTCTAATAGCATTAGCGAAATCTAATGTTCCATCAGCTTTTACTGGTACAAATAATACGTTACCTGGTCTATCAATAACAAATCCACCCTTTGTTTTTAGGATATTTCCCATTTTCTTTTCCTCCTTTTATTTTTTTAATTTTTATATACAGTAGCATAATAACTGAACCTTATGCCTACTCTTTCATAATTATTAATTATAGCAACCTGCGAAGTTATTCCCTCGCATTTTAGTTGCCTTAAAATAGACTTTTCATTATTCACTTTTATTTCAATATCTTGCCCTGAAAATTCATCTGAAATTAAATCAAATAATTCCAATACATTATCCATATTAGTGTTATCATAATATATATTTATTTCTATCTGTGGATTTCCAAATAAATAACTTCTCATTTTTATACTTGATGCAAATGCTATAGTCATTCTTATTTTTCCATAATTTTTATATGCTATATTATCAATAACTATTTCTGGAAAATTTTTCCCCAATTCTTCAGGAACTTGTGCTGTTTTAGTAATAACTTTATCTATTAATAACTTTCTTTTTTTATTTTTTATTGTACTAGAATCAGAGTTTGTAATTGTAGGTAATTTTAAAATATTCATTATGTTACTATTTCTTGATATTCTATCAATAAAAGCTTCTAATGCATTATTAGCATTTAATGCCATTTAAAATTCCCTCCTTTTAATACTCTTCTAAATATTTGCTAAAATTAATTGAACTGACTGCATTCTTATATGCGTTAGGTAGATATGTTTGGAATAACCATTGATTAGCAATTTCTATTGCCTTAGAGGGTGGGCTCGGTTCAACAACATATCCTTCAAGCTTTACCCCAGCGGCATTACCCCAAGTAGAAACCTGCTCTCCAAATATATTAATATAACTTCCCCTTGGTCTACCAACAATAGTCTTACCAGTTCTCATAGGATTCCAATTTTTATCTTTTTTATAATATTCAGAAAATATCGGGTTACTTTCTAACATTAAACTACCAGTTCCATAAGAATCTGCTAATGCTGCTGGATTTGCTCTTAAATATGCAACAATTTCATTTGATTTTTTTTTAACTTCAGCTTCTACTTCTACATAATCAAAGAAATCATTATTTCCTCTTTTGGCATATACTTCAGATTCCCATATACTAAATGCTTGAGTTAATTCTATTTCTAGTTTAGTTAATAACTCTTTCATTAATTTATCTGTGTTTAATCTTAACCCCATATTATTCACCAGTTCTTGTATCATAAGTTCCAAAAATCCTTATAATTCCAGGAACTCCAAATGAATCAATACTTTCTATTTTAATTATCTTAGATAAATCTTTTTCTTTGTTTTTTAATATTATTCTATCTAAATTTTGTATATCATAAATATTACCATCTAAATCTCTTTTAGGAACTTGAATACTTAATATTGTATTGTCTTCTATACCTGCTGTAAAATTCTTTTCATCTTTATTTTGTGATGTAATAAAAGAAATTAAATCTATGTAAATATCTTTATATTCTTCTATTCCTCTTTCTTCATTAAATGATTTTCTCTGAATAGTTACAAAACTATTTTGCTTTATTGCATTAATATTTCTAGTTGTCTCTTGAAATTCAAATTCATTTACTGATTGTAAAATAAATAATTCATTGGGATTATTTATTTTATAAAATATTTGACCTGGTTTTATATCTTTAATTTTATCTGAAGTTAATAATCCGTCTATTGTTGCATCTCTCATTGCAATATCGTAAGTTGACCTAGTACTAGGTTTCAAACTTAAATATCCAACAACTTCTTTTTCGGCAGCAACTTTTATTTTTACTTTAAATCCATTAATCTTTTGATATAAGTGTGCATAAGCATCATGGTACATATTACTCACACTCCTTATATTGTTGTATTAGGATATTCAGATGCATCAGTCAGTACTGCATAAGTATTTCCATAAGTTATTTCTTCTTCTTGGAACTCTTCCAGAGCATCATCAATTGTTCCATCACAACGGTCTTTCATTTCTAATGCCATTTGATTCCAATCAATGCTTAATAAAATCGTTTTAGTATTCACGTTATCCATTTGTTTTGGCAGTCTTGCATACATACCAATGCATAATAGATAACATATGTAATAAATATATCCTATCTTAAGCAATCCCTCAGCAGTACTATTAGCTTCAATTGTATAATTAATTATTTTCTTGTTTATATAATTCTTAGCTTGTTCTAAAAATACAGGAGAAGATATGACTTCATCTGTCAAAAATTCCGATGGAACACCTAAGATTGCTCTTACTTTCATTCCTAATTCTTCTTCATTTTCTTCAAATTCAATTGCCATACTTCCTCCTCCTTTCATTTACTAAGCTAATTGTAATATTGCAGATGCTCTTGAATCTATTTTATTGAATCCAGCATTTTCTGTAATTACTGCTAATTGTGTTTGATTTTCAATTGTTTTGCTTACTTCATTAATTGTAGAACCAGCTTCAATTGTTTTTTCAATTGCATAGTTTTTAGCAAGACCGATTACTTGATGTTTGCTTGAAGAATCTAGTCCTAAATCTTCACTATAAACAACTCTTAAATTGTTTAATAGACCTTGTGGAAATTCAAATCCTATTTTTGGATTTATAGCATTTGTAAAGTTTTTGTCTAGTAATATAGTACAAATTTGTGTATAAATTTCTTCGTCAACAATAAGTGTATCGAAATTAAATGGAGCTTGTTTTACTAAGAATTTTACTAGAGTTGTTTCATCTATTTTTCCTTCTGTTGCACTTGGATTTAAGTCAGTTGCTTTATATACAACTGCTGAATTTGTATTTCCGTCACCGTTTAGAATTACGTCAATAACAGCACCTACTTCATCATAAGCAGCTTGAACTGTTACTAATTCCATTTGCTTTCTAAACATATCTATTGTTGTTCTTCTTAAAACTTCATAAGTAGCTTTTACGCCAATTCCATATTTGTAAATCTTGATAGATGTTTCTCCAAGTTTTAATTCTGCAACTGGAATGTTAGCTCCTTCTGCAATTCTTCTCATTTTTAATGATTGTTTGTTTTTCTTTCCTGCTGCTGTATTAGATAAATCTAAAACAACTTGTTTAGCAGAATCCCCTGTTATTACTCTTGTACTAGCAACTAAGTCATTGATTATTGATGGCATAGCTGTTAATTGTCTTAATTGTCTTACAATGAATTCTGGGAACAACATTCTGTTTTCATCTGTTGTAAAGAATTTCATCATTGAAGAACTTTGAATACCAAATTCCATATTGTCTTTTACAATTATTCCTTTTGATAATAAAGCTATATCAAAAGCATCTAGTTCTCCATTAAATTTGCTAACAATTTCTGAATATTTGTTATTTAAGTATGTAGAAAGTGATACTCCTTCTACAGCTGCTGCTTCTATATCAGCTGATTGAACATTTATTTTTTCGTCATCTTTTAAAGCTAAAAATTTATTCATCTTTATTCCTCCTCTTATAATATTATTGATGCAAGTTTACTTGTTGCATCTGCTGCTTTTGCTACTATTGTTGGTCTTCCCCCTGCTGTTAAAGTACTCTCACTTACTGAATCTGCTAAAACTTTTAATTTTCCGTCTTTATCTACTACTAATTGTTTCCTTCCTGTTGTTATTGCTTCTGCTGCTGGAACTTCGTCTATTCCTCCTGCTATTTGAACTGAAGCAAATCCATCCATTTCATAAGCCATTATTATTCCTAATAATGCATCTGCTCCTGTTGGAGTTGTTGCTCCAAATCCTACTTTACCGTCTACTCCCATTCTTACTGCAAGATTTTTTCCATTAACATCTACATTTCCTGTTTGTGCATTTAAGTGATTAGCTTTCAAAGAAGCTTGTGTTGTTGCATCCACTTCAAATGTTGCTGCAACATAACCAATTTTGTTAAAATCTACGATTTTGTTCATTTTGTTTTTCCTCCTTATTAATAATTTGTGGTTTTAAATTGTTTTAATTCTACTCTCATTTTTACTTCTTTTTCATTTGAGAAATCTTGTTTTGAAACTTTTTCCTTTTCAAATTTTGCACTTGCTTGTTCTTCCCAAGCTTTACCCATTTCTTCTATGTCTTTAGTACTCATATTAGAGAAAGTTTTTTCAAAAATCTCTTTGCTGAACGCATTTCCCATTGAATGAACTCCACTTTCTAGTGCATTAGCAATTACAGATTTTCTGTTCTCTAGTCCTTCTTTTGCTAAAGAAATTAATTCTTCAAAATTATTAGCAATATTTCCAAACATTCCAAGTACTTCTGCTTCATTATACAATGTTTCTCCATTTCCTTCAGCTTCTTGCCCTACTGTTGTTGTTTCATTATTTAATTCTTGCCCATCTACATTTGGAGTTTCTGGTTCATTTGCTTGTGTGTTTTCTGGAGTTGTTTCTGGAGTATTCTCTGGTTCGTTATTTAGATTTTCTCTTTCTAATTCTTCATTCCCGTCCATGTCTTCGTTTCCTCCTTTCTCCTGTGATTTTTTATATAATAAATTTATGTTACCATTTGCTGAGTAACCAAAAATAATATCTTTTTCAGATAACTTTTCTTTTCCTATCAACGCTTTAAATTTTCCATTTTGCATTTCCACTTCGCCATCAACAGAAGATTGAATTATTGCATTTGGATAAGCACCATCAAAAACTATACTGTTTTCCATAAGCACATTATTTCCTTCATGCAATTCATTTGGAGGGCAAGCCTCAATAATACATTCTTTTACTTCATTTGTTTCTTCGTTAACTATATATTTTTTACCAGGAATATGCTCACATTTTCTATAGTCATAAATAGAGTTTCCACAAATAGAACATTTATATGAATCTCTTGTTGTTCCCCAACCAACTGATGTATCTGCCAAGATTCCAGTTTCAATTAATTTTATAATATCATTTTTGCTATAACCATCTACTTTACTATCATCTCTTAAAATGTATTGAGTTGTATATAAAGTAGTAGTTTCTCCACTTTGTGATGGTCCATCTATTCTCGCATCAAACACTTTTCCTATTGGGATACTTTGTACTCCGAATTGTGACCAATTATGATTTAGCATTAATGAAACTCCCTTTTGAGCATCTTGTTTCATTATTTCTAACAATTGAGGTGTTAATCTCATATATCTATTAGGAACTATCTTGTCTCCGACAGCTAATGTTTCAAAAACGAAAAAGTCTTCTTTTTTGTATTTGTCAGTTTTTATATGCTTTTGCATTTTTTCCCATTGCTCGTCTGTTGGCATAAATTTAGACATTCTCTTCACCTATTCCTTTCTATTTTTAACTTTAACTTCAGTTTTCCTAGAGATTTCTTGTTTCTCTTGTTTCTCTTCTTTCTCTTGTTTTGGTTCTTCTACCTTCTCAACTTTTCCTGCTCTTTCTTCTTTTTCTTTGAAAAACTGTTCTTTCTCTTTTATAAGCGTTTCAGCTTCTCTTTCATTCCAAGGAATAATTTTTCCACCTATATCTAAACTAGATTTAACAATATAAGGCATTTTTTTCCCTCCTTTGGTATTATGTTTTTTCTATTATATTTTTTATTAAAAAAATTAATTACTTTGTGTCTTCTTTTCTCCTGTTGCTTTATCATTACCAACTGCACCTTGTGCTGCTTCATCTTTATTAATCCAGCCTTGGTCTTCTGCCGTCTTATAATGTTCATCTTTAGTTTTTTGTGCTTCCCATTTTTGTTTTTCACTTTGATATTCTAAAGGATTATGAGTTAATTTTAACGTTCCTTGATATCCATTTAACTGTAGCCATATAGCTCCAATATTTTCTATCAATCTTTTACTTTTTTGTTGAAAACTTTGAACCATATCAGTTATTATTTTCATTTGAACTGTTCCCCAGCTTTCAGTTGTACCACTATTTCTGTTCATTAAAAATCCTAATGTCTTACAACCATTTAACATTTGAACATCTATTGTATCAAACCAAGCTCTCGTATCAATAGAACTTCCTGCTGATGAATTAGAGCTTCTTTCAATATTTATATCGTCTGTTACTACAATATCCTGTGTGGGTTCTCTATTTACCGCTACTGTTCTTGCCATTTCTACTGCATCTTCAATCGCTCTTTTTACTTCTTTTCTATCATTTCTTTGTGACTGTGGTAATGAATTAACTACTCTTTCTTTATTTATACTAAAGATATTATAAGGATACCCTTGTCGTCTTAAAACTGCTGAACTATCTTTAATTGTTTGTAATTTATAATCCACTGCTCCAACAGCTGATTCTAATAAGTATGGTCCAGTAGGAGTTGTTATATCTGGATTTACTACAACCCAAAATACATTACCTTTAGTTAAATCAACTTTTGTTCCTTGTTGGTCTTGGTATGGAATCCACTGGTCTACTCCATCTCTGTTCTCTAACTTAAATTCTAATGTTCTAGGGTCAATTATATAAATTCCACTAAAAGTATGTGCTGCTTTTTTGCTTACAACTACTTCTACCATCATTATATTATATAATAAACCTACTTTATGCAAATTATCTATTATTCCATCTAAACCGTCTTCGCCAAGTCTATTCCAAAATCTACATTCATAATTAAATAAATCTTCTGCTTCTGGTATTCTAACACCGTTTAAATCTCTTATTTCAATCTTAATACCTTGCATACATAATCTTTGAAATGCCCAAACTGCTTGTGAAACGTCTGGGTCTTTTGCTACTATTGTTTCTATTTGTTCGCCTATATTAGATTTACTTCGTAAATCTGTTAATAAAGCACTTGCTTGTTGCTCTTGTGTTACAGTATCTCCTTGTTGATAGCCAGCATAAGACAATTTATTTCCAGTCTTAACTTCTATTACTTCTGTTGTAACCTTAGATTTAGAGCTTTTGCTTTTGGCAAATTTGCCAAAAAAATTTTTAATATAATTTGCCAAAATCTCTCACCTCTCTATATCTATTTTAAAATAATAATAATAAAAAGTAAAGTTTTTCTATTATATTTTTTCCATTATTTTTTTAGGAGATAAAAATTAGTAGACACAAGTTATTATGTCTACTAATAAAAATTATTTTATATTATTCTCCAGAACAATACTCATTTCTTTTTTTAAATCAGCTATTCCTGTAAAAAGTTGAACATAATCTTCTTCTTCATTTTTTTCTCTTACTTCTTCTTTTACTTCTTTCAATAACGCATTTATATTTATATTATATTGTTCCATAGATATATTAACAAAGTCTATTGCCATTCTTCGTATTCCCATAGGACATAAATAAGCAGGTGTATTTCTGCTTTTTATCCCTAAAGATGGGATTCTCTCATCAAAAAGTTTTTCTTTTATCTTAACGCCAAATAGTTTTTCTACAACATCATTACTCAACTGTATAAAATATGGAATCCTAATCACTTTATATCCTACTTCTTTATATACCGTATTCTTAAATTCATCATTAATAATAACATCTGGATTTTTATAGTGTGGCAAACCATCGAACTCTATTATCATTTTTAATTTTTCACTTCTATAATCGGGTCTGCCATTAAATTTTTTATCATCTAAATATATTCCCGTTGTTTTATCATGAATCCAATCTTTGACTTCAGGAAAAATCACTTCTAAATATTCTTCAAGTCCAGTTCTTCCTATATTATACTTTTTATCTATTCCAGCTTTTATGGCATCTTCTTTTGTTTCTCTTAAATATCCCCATTTTTTATTCATCTTTTTCTCCTTTCTTATAATCAAAAGAAGCTTATATAAATATACTACAATGGAGTTTTTATTGTTCAGATAGTCTCTCCACAGAGTATATTTATATAAACTTCTCATTCAACTATCTGAACATTTTTATTATATAACACTTTAGCTTAAAAGTCAACCCTTTTTTAATAAAAACTGCCTTTTAGGTTGTTGGCTACACTATATTTATTATTTATTAAAAATAAACTATTACTATCATAAAAATTAACCACATCATCTACATTTGATGAAGTCACCTCCGCTACTGCGAAATAGGAAGCAGATACAAAGTCATCGTGTTGTCCCGATGTCATATTCCCATAAGTCATATTTTTACCTTTTTCAGAAATATCATATCCATAATCTTCAAATTGCCTTATAGCTATTTCTGCTAAATCATCCACATTGTGTATCCTGAATTTTCCTGATTTAACTAAAGTTGTTAAGTTTTCAACTAATTTCTCTTTATTTTTCCCTTGCTCAGGATATGCCATATATGGAATACCTGCTAATTTGAACAAATCCTCCAAAGCTTCTCCTAACCCAGTTTTACCATATCGAACAATTGCATTGTTCCATTTTTGAGATAATTGTTTTAGCCATACATTAATTTGTTCTGTATAATTTATATTTTGTAATCTTGATAATTCAACAGCATCTCCAGTTTGTTCACAATATACCACTATACAAGCTCCATCTATTTGTTTAGCGGGGTCATAACCTATACTGTAAGTATAGTAAGGATTTGGAGTTCTTAATTGTCTTTTATATTCTTTTAATCCCTCTTTATCTAAATTAGGTTTATCAACTACTGCTTCATCTCTGAAATTAGGAAATTGAGAACCAGCATCATCTGACGGAATACCCAATATATCTTCTCTGTATTGTCTGTCTGAACGAGAAAGCATCAAATCTTGTTCATATGTTCTTTCATTTGCTAAATATGGGTCATCATTTTTATCTACCCATTTTAGAATTCTTTTATCAAATACCTGGTATCTTCTTTTAGCAAACGTTGGATTATCCCATCTGGAAATGTACCATGTTTCCCAACCTGGTCTTTGTTTGCTGCCACCTTCAATCCCCCATCTACAAACTTCGTTAAAGAATGTTCTACCTCTAGGAGAACTATTTATTAACATTAATCCCCCCGTTCCATTAGGTCCTCTACCTGGTGAATCTAAACGGTCAGTCAAGTTACCAATAACTACATCAAATTGTTTTATACGAGCTGCCTCTGTTATATAACATATATCCAAACCAACAGAAACCAAACTATCTGGGTCATCAGCCGAACGAAATTCTATAAGTCCACCATTTATTGTATCTATCGTATGATTTTCCTTATCATAATTCAAAACCAACTCTCTTGGAAAGTCATGTAAAAAGTTTCTTTCAATTTGTGATAGTAATTTATATGTAGGTCCAATAACCCAACCATGAACTCTTGGAATTAAAGAATAATCTCTGTCTTCATTAAGCATCTCAATAAACTTCATATCAAATTCTTTATCAAACGAATAGTCTTTTCCTGAACGAGCCGCTCCCGACACTACTTTGAATCTAGCTTTAGATGCATGAAACTTTTTTTGCCACGGATAAGGATTATATTTAATCGAAACGTTAGTTATCTTTTTTTCTCCACTCGTCTTTTTTACATTCCTACACTTAGGACAATACTTATACTTATTAAAAATTTTTTCTCCCGTTTTAGAATTTATTCTGTAGCCTTGTTCAAAAGGTTTATGACATTCTGCACATATGCCCATATTCCCTTTTGTTTCTTTTAATAATTTAGACTCTCCAAATGTTACTAAATCTTCTAAATCTGTTTCATCAAACATCTACTTCTGCTCCTAACTGAAAATCTTCTCCATTATCATTAGTAAACTTAAGTGCAATTTTTGCACTTTTGCCAGTCTTGGTCATCTTCAACTTATTAATCATTGTTTCCCTTGCATCTAACATAGCTTTGTTTAACAATCCAACTTCTTTATATGCTTTTGCTATATCACCTTCATCAAATTTTCTCCTAATGTATTCCTGCAATACTGCAAGATTTTCTTCATTCATCAATAAATCAAATAATTTATTTGAAAATTCTCCTGTTTTACTAACAAGTTCTAAAGTTTTAATATCTTCGCTAATCAATTTATTATTTTTAGCAATATTCAAAACCTTCTGCATTTCTTTAACGTCTCCATACATATTAAGGTTTTTTTCAAGTATAGCTCTTTCGTTTTCTGGTAACATAAAATCAATAGATGTTACTTCACCGTCATATACCACAGCTTCTTCAACATCTTTATCTGTAGCATTTACTTCCTCTTTAGGAACTAAAAATGCTGTATTAATCATTTCAAAGTCTGCTTGTGAAGCATTTGTTTCAAAATTATTGGATTTACTACCAGTACAAATCAAAAAATTCCTTCCACTTTTATTCTCCTTCACTCTAAACACCTCCAGTTAATTATTTTTTTTCTATTATTTTTTTAATATTGAAAAAACCAATGAAAAAAGCCATTGGTTCATATCATCACTTAGAAAAGATTCCCTTTGCTTTTTTTATCTTTTCCATCTAAATTTTCTTCTGCCATCTCTTCTTCGACAACAATTTTTTTCTTAGAGTTTTCATCAGATTTTGTTTTCAATTTAGTTAATTCATTAAAATCATATTCAAAATCTTTTTCATTGTCATAAAATCTTTTTTTCAAATTCATTTCATTTTCGCCAAATTCAAAACATAGTTCATTAGAATTGCTCTTTCTTAAGATTTTAAGCTCTCCTTCTCTAACATTTTTGTTATTTACAGATTTACAAACATAAATTATTTCTGACATTCTTTATCACCACCATTCTTATTCTTTTTGCCATATTTTCTATGTAAAATTTCATTATCATAAAAGTCATCTATAGAGTAGAACTGTGGTCGCCTTACCATATATTCAACTATAGCATATTTTATCCTTTGTTCTAAGTCTGTATCTTTTTCTTCATAATAGTTCATTCTTGCACTTCCAGACAAAAATAAATTCCAAATATCACATCCTTGATATAATTCATTTGCAAATTCAAATCCTTCTTCTGGGTTGATTTCAAAAAATGGTGGATTTATATATTGCCAATATTCTAGCTTTTTTGTGTCTGGGTTGTAATCATATTTTTCAATATCTGGTAACAACCCTGTGTCTTTATATATGTCATAAAAATATGCAACCATTGCTAAAACATTTCTTTCTTGCAATACATACCATTTGCAGTATGGAATAAATTTTTTCAATTCTGGAAACTCTTTTATAATTTCTTCAGTTTTCTTTTCGTTCATTAATTTGCTTAAAAAACTAATTTTTTTTATATTTAAGTTTATAGCAATTTCTATTAAAGTGTATAAATTTTGAAAATAATTCATAGTTCAGACTCTTTTATCCTTTTTATTATTTTACTTAATATTTCTTGTTCTTCTTGTGCCGTAAGAACACTTATATTTAAAAATTTTAAAATTTTTTTAATTATTTTCATAAAATCACCACTCATGATTAAATTTTATCACATAGTATCTTTAAAGTCAATTTAACTTTTCCAAGTTTCTTTGTCCAAAATAGTCATCTTTTATCAATAATGATATTGCTTTTAAGGCAAGGATTAACATTTCGTCTTTATCTTTAGTCATATCTATTCCACGGATTATGTCTTCACAAAGTAACCTATTATTATTATATTCCTTATAAACTTCCTGGTCTCTATTGTAATTTAATAATTCTCCATTATATTCATTCCTAATTTTATTTTTTTGCTTAATAGCATCTTCATCTTTAATATCTCCATATCTATACTTATCATATAAAATTTCTAGTTTTAAATAAGCATTTTTTTCAGGATACGAAGCATATTCTGATATTGGTTCTTTTTTATATGCTTTTTTTGCAATTTCTTCAAATTCCATTTTTTGCTCCCCCCTAAAATGGTAAAATTTCATCTTCTTGTTCTTCTTTGCTAATATCTCTTTGCATGTCCATTATTATACATTTAGTACAAACATTATTTATCTTTACTGTCCTTGTATTCCTATCTTTTTCATTATTTAAATATTCTTTTCTTTTCCACGAATTAATTACTTCTTTATCATCATATCCCATATCTTTCAACGTGTCTCTTAATACTGAACTTATGATTGCTACCTTACCATATTTTAACTCTTTACCATAAATTTCAACCTTTAAATCTTGATTATTAATTTCATTATTATCATCAACACTTAAAAAATGTCTTTTTTCTGAAACATACCAATCTTTAATATTTTCATAAGCTCTTTCTTCAATTGCAACTTCTGCTTTTTTTACAACTTTATCTGCAAAATCATTTAATGTTAAATAAAAATCGTCTTTAAATAAAGTATCCACAATAATTTTATCCGCAGTCATTAATATCGCTAACAATATTTTTTGTTTATTCGTGATGTCTATTCCATCAATTTCTTGCAATTTCTTTTTATAAATTGCTTTACAATCAAAACTATTAAGATTTTCTAATATTTTTCTTATTGGAGTTCCATAATTTTCTTTTACAAAATCAGCCACTTCAGGTAAGTTTTCATAAGAATAGTCCGTCATTTCACAAGATAAACATCTATTATATGCTCCTGCATTACTATTACTTTTTATTATATCTTTTTCTCCATTCGTTATTACAACATTGTTCCATGAATTTTCTCTACTCAACCCACCATTTTTAGTGCTTCTAGTTTTTCCTTTGCCTTCACTGATTAAAAAAAGTATTTTATCATAATCTTTTACATCTTTTTGATGCTGCCCGTTACATTTATAATCTTAATATAAACTTTATGCTTCTTTGAAACACCTTTCGCATTGCATAAACTACTCGGTTCTTTTATGTTTCTCCACATTTAGGTAGTAACGACTACCTTCACTTGTAACTT